CTTCGTCGCCACCGCAGAATCGTTGGGGTAATCCTGTTGCCGACCCAAGCAATTTTCCGTTTATGATGCCTTCAATAAATGAAGAACGGCGTCAGCGTCTATTAACGAAAAAGAATAAAATGAAGGCAAAATCAATAACTAGGAAACGTCAATTAGAGTTAAGAAGAGAAAGGTTAAGACAAATACGAGAAACAAGAATGGCGATAAGAAGGAGAAAAAGTCTTCAATTATTACAAGCTAAAAAGGAAAGATTACTTAAATTACGCAAAGGAGCCCAAATACCGGTTATTCCACCCACAAGCCCTGAAGCTATTATCCCATCACCCGAAGTTGTTCCCGCGGCTGCACAAAGATTGGTATCGCGTGGTGAAGAAGAAGGACAGAACCAAGTCGCACCAGCAGAAGATATTCGTCCACAGGTTCCAGATGTTGTTTCTCCGATAACATTAAGCCCAACTACTACACCTAGATTATCTAAAAAAGTAGTATTACCAAGTCAGGAGTTTATGGGTTTAAGAAGTAAACATGACGACCGCGAACAAGAAGGAGTGGTCGGTTCTCCAGAAGCACCAGTATCCCCTAATTCAGACACGGGAGATTTATCTAATGCTATGGGGAATTTTGGTTTAGGAAATGAAGACGAAGACGAAGCCGAACAAGCCCAAGACAAGGGTGCAGATGTAGGCGTAAGCGGTTCTTTACCACCACCTCCTCAATCCCCCGTGAATAAAGAATATAATGTGACAGTACAATATACGCCACCATTCTCATCTACTGTAACCCGACCTGCTGCATTACGAGTTGTCGGTAGAAGTGTAAGCATCGAAATTAACGGCGATAATGTTGAATTAAGTTTACAAGTACTATCTAAAGACCTGGATTTTAATGTCGCCAAATCTAGCGATATGAGTGCTACCTGTAGGGAGAGAAATCTTGCCCCAAGAGAAGGAGTCGCGTCTAATTTTGCCCAATCTAAATGTATCCATGTTACCGCGATTAACGCCCCACCGGAATTGAAACCTCTAAGTGTACCCTTTATTATAAATTTCAATTCTATAACAGAATGCGATGAATTCAAAGCAATAGTCGATAATATTCGCACCAATCAAGGTGTGGTAGAATCTACAACAGAAGGTGGTAGGAGTAATAGAAAACGCTCATCCAGAAAAATACGTCGTTTTATACACCGCAATATAAGACGAAGCAGAAAATGCAAGTCTAAAAGGTCAAAGAAATACTAAAAAGTAAAGTAGTTATAAATTAATATTATTTTTCATATTGCCACATCCTATATCGAAATATGAAAAATTGAAGTGTAAATGTATTATTAATTATAATACAGTTATCTACCATCAAACAGTCAATCAGTCAAACAGTCTAAAATGATTCCGACCTTGAAGCTCATCGCAAACAAGAAACCCACCGCCGTGGTCGTCGATAGAGAATACAATTGCGGAATTCTTCGAATCAGCATCCCTGGGCTCGATGTAGTCGCCCCATCAACACAGAAAATCCGCGTAATTATGTATGGCTCAATCGACAGCTCAGGGTCAATGGGTGAATACGCTATAGCAGGTAATCATAACGCTTCATCTACAGGACCAAAAACAAAGATGGATTTTGTCCACGCTACCCTGACAAATATGGTGGATTATATCGTCGAACAAAGTGCAGAGTTTCCTCGCGTCGAATTCTACCTCGCGCTTGTCAAGTTTCATTCACGCGCAAATTGTGTTCTCTTTCCTACGCGTGTCACGCAAGAAAACCGCGATGCACTTATTCAAACAATCAAAGAAATTCTCCCGATGGGTGGCACAAATTTTATGAAATGTTTTACCGAAATGTCGCAGCTGATTTCAAATGAGAGTATACACATTCCGCGCGACGAAAGTATTCCCGATGCATTCGTACATAGGATTCATCTCTTCCTTACTGATGGCTCCAACAACGAGGGAGACAAGGGTGTTCAGGCACTCACAACCGCTCTCAAGGTTAAATATCAAGATGCCAACTCAACACAGGAAACCAAGAAGCAGCCGATGCAAGTTATGGTAGGGTATGGAACAGACCACGACTCAAGTGCATTGGAAAATTTATGCGCACAATTTCCCAATTCAAAACAATGGTTCATTGACGATATTGAAAAAACGGGTTGTATTTTCGGCGAAATTCTGTGGTCTGCTGTCAATGCAGCCTATACAGGTGTAAGTATCGTATCAAATGCCGAATTATACGACTTCTCAACTATGAAGTGGACCAATGAGATGTCACTCGGCGATTTCGCCTACGAATCAAACCGTACATTTTATGCTCGTGTACCTTGGGATTGCGAATCGGTGGAATGTAAGTTCACATACACATCTATGGAGAATCTCGCCGATAAGTCCTGCGATTTTACGGAGAAAATCAAATACGTCACGGACGAAAGCCAACCGACAACAATCGACCCCGAAGTTGAAAAAGAGTTATGGCGTCTTGATACGATTATGACAGTCGACGAATCGCTCAAGTTCTTTAGAAATATGCGTTATATGACACACGATGCACAGCTGAACGAAAAGGAAAGATTGATTCAGTTTGTTACAACATTCCAGGAGAAATTCATTGCTTATGCTACCGAAAAGCAGCTAACGGATGACCCATTTGTTATCCAGCTAGCTGACGATTTATTCGTGTGTATCAATGGTCTGATGGCGATGAATATTGGAGAAAGATATGTCGCCGCGCGTCAGGCTTCGCAAATTCAGCAACGCGCTGTGACCATCAACGACATCACACCACTGCAAAGTGAAATCATTCAATCGATGCCAATGCCGATTCATTGCACGCCAAGCGCAAACAGTGTCGACAATTATGGTGGAGAATATATGGATGATAATTATTACCAGGCTCCTCCTCCTCCTCCGAGGCGCGCGAACAGTGGTGGAGGACCGATGTATGTAGACAATGATTTACATTCATCGCGTATAGAATACAATCATGAATCTCCGAGAACTCCGAGGACGCCAAGGGGTAAGGTTTCGATGGATAATGATGAAGTTGCAGCCGCTGACGCCATTGCTGCTTCCACTGCTACGGATGCTGCTGATGACAAAATCGTCTCCGCTTTGACGCCGTCGGCGCGAGGAGTTGGTTCAAGATTACGACATTTGTCACGCGACGCCATTATTGGTATGTATCACCGGAACGGACTTGGAAGCCAGTATGACGAAAACTGCGATAATGAATTCTATTCGTGTGGAGGAGGCATTGGTGATGACACATTTTCAAGCCACGCATCACCAGCCTGTGCAAGAATTGGACGAATGCTTTCGGCTCCCTATCAACCCAACAGTGCTCCAGATAGAACCCCGACAGCACCATTTTAATATATCATAACGCATAACATACTATATAACATAATATATAAGCATTTAGGAGAATAAAGGTAAGCAATTATCGTACTGAATAGATATTATATATTTTTTACCAAAATATATACAATATATTATATATAATTAAACCTATATAAACTTTTTATTTATATAGTATATATTACATAAATAAAACACAAAATGGAAAGTACGGGTCCCGAATCTCCTGTCATTGTTCGTGCATCGCCTATGTCATCGCCTATGGCATCACCGGTATCATCGCCTGTTTTTGTTAATTCTCATAGCAATAATTATAATGAAAATAATGATACGAGAAACGATGAATCTAAAAACTCAAAGAATATTGAACTGCTCGAACTTCTAGAGACAAAAATATCACAAGTGAATGGTCTTCAGCTTCCAATACTAGACGAATCTCTCATAAAAGTACAGGTAGAAAATAGACCATCCGAAGACACAAAAACGGATACATCAACCTCTAGCTCCGCCCCTACCTCAGATAATGGAGCCAGTGTTCACATCAAAGAGGTAGTCGTTGCAGATAAAAAGTCTACAGAAAAGATAACTGAAACCAAAGCATCTGAATTTGTCAAAGATTTTAAATATTGTCAGGAGGAATTTCAAAAACAGATTAAAGCGAACAATTGTGTTATATCGCCTGAAACAGTTATGAAACTGCTTCGAATTGCGATGACAGTTGTCGAACAGACGAAGGAGACGGGTGCGAATAAGAAGATTTTCGTAGTCAAATTATTAAACGACCTTTTTATAAATGACACTACAGGTATATTAGGAGAACACAAAATAGAGGCTCTTACTCTTATATCAGGAAATATAGTATCCGATGTTATTGACTTTGTAGTCGATGCTTCAAAAGGTAAACTTAATGTGAACAAAATAGAGGCCGTTGTCGAAACAGTGGCTAAAACGTGTTCCCTTCAATGCTGGTCGCGTATATTCAAGCGCGCCTAATCTAACAGCGACTTAGGCTTTCGAAATACTGTGTATATGAGCCTTACAAACCGGGCATTCTGATTTCGACAATTTTTGTATACACCGATAACAAGAAATTACGTGATTACAAGGCGATAATTTCGTATTTTTTACATACTCATAGCATAATATGCATTGGTCTGCTTCTATTGATGTTTCGATGAGAGGTGGTACTTCCACTTCATAGAACATGTTGTTCAATTGATTATTATTGTTGTTATTGTTGTTATTGTTATTAATATTATTGTTAATTAAGTTGGTGTTATTACCACCACTCCCAGGATGTTCGACAATAATTCCCACATCCATTGTTATGCGTGTAAAAAATCCAAGGAATCCAACACGAGCATATTCATTATCGCATATTCTAACACGAGAACCTCCGCTATCGTTACGCTCATAATATACACTATTATTCTCATTCCGCGAAACAGAAAAAATAATATTGGGTGGAATATCATCTATGTCTATCGTAACTACATTTGCACGGTCGAATCCTGCAGGGAATGCCAAATAGGTGGAATATTTAGACATATAACATTTTCGTACTGCGTGGTCGTATATGAAATCCGCATACGCCCACGCCTGATAATTCCGCGCATTTACCCATCCGGCGCCATTTCGACTCCCGCGCCCTGTAGCGCCATCCATTAAAAACACAGAAATGTCGTTCATATCTATAATCGGGTGTTTCGCATTCCGCGAAGAACCTTCTAATTTAAAATATGTCGCCATATATGGGTCGTTATCTTCGCGAAATATAGTTATCCCATTTTCGTGTGTATGCTGCATCTCGGTATAATAATGAACTTTCGACTTATAAGCAATATAAGCCACCTTTTGGGCGTCGTCGGCAGGTCGCCACGTGTCGCCTATTTTTATGCGAATATCTCTGACACGACCAGGTGCCGTATAATATGTGGATGTATTTATATTTGTCATTATATTTACTCGTGGATGGAGTTGAATTTCGCGTGTATATTTAATATAGTACATACAACTTTTAAGTATGTATTATATGTTCATTAATTGTAGATATAATGATTATTAATTCCCGTCAGTCGCTACCGGAACCGCAGCACCTCCTCCCCCTCCGAAAATAGACGGGATGCTATAATTCCCGACCCCGTCCTGGGCATACTTCGCAATAACTCGTTTCGGGTATTTGTCGATTTTCATAATATCTTCGGTATCATAAACATTCCCCGCTTTGTCGATATAATAAATGATGCCTTTAATATCCTGTGCCCAAATATCCACCTTGACATTTTTCGTAGTAGGTGCCTCTCCGTTAGGTTCTTCCATAACACTATTCGGCGTGCCTTTAATATGTGTTCCGCAATACATCTCATTACCTTTCTTGCGACGAGTACATTGTTCGCCACTGGCACGTTTAGCACAGCATCGGTCATAGATAGGGACAACGCTTTTCACGCGCTTTCGTTTCATAAAATCCTCTTTATTCAGTCGCAATTTTTCGTAGTTATATACGAACCCGATAGTAGCATTACATTTTGCCCGACTATCATCTATATTCTGTGACATATGTTCATTTGTTAGACAGCACGATACTTCTTGTAATTGTTTTACGATATCGTTTTTAAATACTATAATATAGTCCTCTAATTTCTTATTCAAACGACGTTCCATTGTGTGTAGGTAGTATGCGGCGATGCGGTAGTATGTAACTACGGGAGCTCTTAATATAATATTATAAAGATGTCTTTATTTCAATTTTACAAATATTATATATGTAAGTATTAAGTAGTTTACACTTACATATTACAATCAATAGCTTCATCAAATTTTATTGTAGCAAAACCGTTGGTTTTATCAGTAACATAATTATTTGGCATATGATATATTCTACAATTGTATATTAAATTATTATTGATGATAGGTATTATAGTATTTTTATACCATCCATTTACATTAGTTAACCCGATTGCACTTTTTTCTCTTATCATATTTGAATAAAAACAATCTATATTATTAATATCATAATATTTACTATTAACAAATTTATTAAATTCGTTTTTATTATATATCCAAAAAGCACAATATGTGCTTTTGTTATTTACACAATAAGTCTTATCTTCCAAATTAATAATAGTATCAAATTTCACACCTTCTAGGTCTGTTATATATTCATCATTATTTTTAACTTCAATTCTTACAAATCCTAAATTATATTTCATTTCTATTAATTTTTCATTATATTCTAACCAATATTTTATTGCTTTATATGGAACCAATATATCGTCTTCTATATACATAAATATATCGTATTCATCTTTTTGTTGTCTTAATAAATCTCTACATTTCCAAGTTAAATAAAAAGGATTAATATGCGATAAATCGTGATAAACTATTTTAATACAACCATTTGTATATTTATTAAATGCACTTTCTTCAAGATTTTTATTGTTTGTATGAATATAAATATCTGTTTCCAATTCATAATTATTTGTTTCATCAATAATTTTATTTACATATAATATTCTATTTTCAAAATAATAAAAACTAATATGTTTTGTAATTCTCATATAATATTATAGTATTGAGAATTATATTATTTTTTAAACGAATATATATTATTCATCTGTATTAATGTATAGCTAACAGTAAAATTTTTACATCATTCCTTCTTTATCATTTACATCATAATGTAATACAGGTAAATTTGAAGCCACTGCCTGGTAACCTATTGAGGGAACAACAATATTAACAATATCAACAATTATATTATCAGATGTGTTTTCGTTTGTCGAAATAATATTAGATGGTTCTGTCATAGTATTTTTGCCCGTGTTATTTACTATTGCGGCATTACTATATACAATATCGGCAGATAATACCAAATCATTATCATTTCTAGGACTCATATTTTGAACCAATAATTGGTTATTCAATGGCGGAGTTACAGATATCGGGGTATGTGATGATGAGGATGTTACTGACGTTTTAACAGGAATAGCCAAACCTTGCGAGTTTTGACTATGATATAGCTGTTGTAGCTGCTGTAATTGTTGTAATTGTTGTTGATGTTGTAAATCTGAAATGTTAACAACAGTAAAATCAGATGCTATATTATTCAAAGGTTGATGAATTATTTCCCCTGAATTCGAGATATTTTTTAGATTATTTGTTGTCGAGATTATAGATGAAATAGGTATATTCATCAATTCTCCTATTTCCTTATTTGCTATAATCATATTACTATCATTTCCTTGTACTCCCGTTATTTCTATTACTTTATTATGTGTATAATTGTGTGAAGAAGATGGCGATGATTTATCAATATTACGTCTTGATAAATGATGATGTTTCGAATTATTTTTATCGTAACTATTTTTATTCAAATAAGATAACGACACAGGAGGCGTAGGAGATGGCGTATTTCCTTTAATATAATTAATGCCTCTCTGTATTAAATTCGATACAGAGCTCATAAACCCCGAGCTTACGCTTGCACTAGATGCATTGCCTTCATCATTACGGTTATTTTTACCATCATTTCCCTTACTACCTCTGCCCCCTTTATCGTCGTCGCTATCACCACCTGAGTCATCATAACTATCGTATGACCTAGACCCACGCGACCCACGCGACCCACGTGAGCCGCGTGATGACCCTCTACTTCGTCTTTCGCGTGACCCACGTCGTCTTCCTCTCCGAATAGGTTTATCACCATTTACAGTAACCTGAGTTAAACCATTACATAAATTAGGCGTATGTGCATTAAATTTAATCTTTTTTGTAGTGGGGTCTTCTTCTCCATAATTCTTTTTAAACATTGTAACAATTTCGTCGTCGATAAGCGGCGCAATATCTTGTAAATTTTTTATATCTGTTTTAATGATTTGTAACATATCTTTCGCGGATACACGCTGATCGCGTTTCAATGACAGTTCAATCATTATCTTTTTATTTATTTGTTGAAATTGTAACGAACATAGACGATGTGATTCCGAACGCTTACCCAATTGAAAGTATGTATCAATTGATTTAATTATACCGACGAAAATACTACTAACACCTAAAATAATATTCATATTAGCATATCCGATATCGATACCGGTTGCGAATCCAATAGCACTTGATAATATAATAACAGGTATATTTATGTAGTTAGAACGTTCATTATATTTTTCATACGAATAGCGATGTAAAATGGAAAATGATTCACACTCTTCTGCGTGTACTTTTAGTAGATGTTCTAAATCCGTATTATAATCAATAACATCTGCCATAATATATTATACATTATAAATATATAATATTTTATTTTATTTTATTAACTAGTTTTTATTTTCCAGGATTTTACGCATTTCTCCCGAATCTCCCGTTTAACGCATTTTCCATCTTGCAAAATATCTAACTCTACATGAAGAGGAGTTCCTTTGACCTTTCTTCCTCTAATACAAACCAGAATATGACAAGAGCATTACCCCATAATATATAACTTTCATATGCACTCTGGTTTACTCCCAGAAACCCAAGTATTCCATTTATAGCTGGTGTTAAACAAGTTAGAATAAGTATTAAAACTAACCATGTCTTTAAACTTGCTAACTTCATCTTTATATAACTATTGTAAAAATAATACTATATTATACTATATTATTTTATATTATTTTATATTATTTTATATTTTGTGAAGTTATAATCATAAACACGAGGAATGTTGTCACTATTACTATCATTACCATTATCATTATCGATATCAATATAATGATAAGAAATCGGTGTTTGAAAACTATATTCATAAATGCATATTCGCATTGCTAAAATTATTGTTGTACGTTTCTTTTTTGTATTAATATATGTTTCAGACTCTAGTGTATGTCTTAAATCTAATCCTAATTCATCATCGTTAGACGACACATCATCATCATCCTCATCGTCATCGTCATCACTTTCACGTTTATTATTGCGACTATCATAAATATTTTTTTTTGTATAATATTGTATATTATGCTGACCGTTATACGCTGAATTATAATTTTCAGTCCATATACAATCGTTGTCCCTAAATTGTCCTGTCTTTTTTTCCACAGAGTATCTTTCAAAAATATATGTCGCCATTTTAGAATCATCGAGTCTATTATTTTTCATAAACATTTTCATCTTACCGTGAAATACGATAAATCGAACAATACCTGCCCCATCAACGTGTTCTCTTTTTTCACCATTTTCATCATAACAAGCATACTTCATCGATGTATGTAAATCTGTAAAATAATAATATGGACCATATCGCGATTCGGATGGTGCTTTATTTAATGAAAGAATAGCATTATATTTAGTCATATTTTTATTATTCCCGTTATAAAATACACCAGGTGTCTCGATTAATGATTTTTTGTAATAGATTTTAATCATATCTACGCAAGACATAAATACATCTGTTACAGTATCGCTTATATCATAAAACATTATCTTTTTATAATTAAAAATCTCGCTTACTGTTGTCCACCAAAAATGTTCGCGACCAGTAATATGAACAACATCAGAATTTTTTCTTTTTAATTCAAATAATAAAATTACACGATTATCTATACTAGCATCATCAATATCGTTTTCTATCTCAGATGCACTTATTCTACCCTTAAATTCGCATAATCCGTCTTCACTTAAGATATTCCCTAATATCTCTTCCGATTTTTCTAATATACCGTCGCTTGTATCATTATATATAAAATTTGGTAAATACATAACGTTTTCATCGCCGGATTTATATAACATAAATTCTAAAAATGGTTTATGAGAGTTAATATTAATATGGTACATACATAATTCAATGACAAGGTCTTTATGGCGGTATTCCGACATTTTTTCAAATCTAATTTCATCTAAAAACTCGATATCGCGCTGATAATGTTTATATACAGCATCAGAGAATGGATATTTTATGTTTCGCAAAGAGGTTTTTAAAGACGTGTACTCTCTTTTAAATATTTTATCCACTTCATATTCTTCAGAATCTATAATATCTTCGTTAAAGTCAAATGAGTGTTCTTTACTATAACTATCGATATTATCAGAGATTATGCTATTTTCTATTTTATGTATGTCTTCATCTATTTTCGCATTTTCTCCCAAATTATGCGATTTATAGAACTTTTTCATTCTGCGTGATATAGCCTGCTCATTATCCCGCGATAAATTACCCCCTTTAGATGAATACGATACCGGTAACATTGTGTGTTATATTATAATTATAATGGATTATGCGTATAATTATAATATGGCAATATTATTATTTCTGAACTTTTCTGCGTATAGATTCTTTTACTTTTTCTTCGCGTGAATCTAATAGAAATTTAGATAATTCTTTAGCTTGGTCGTCGTCGTCTTTGAAATATTTCATAAGAGAGTTAACCAGCGTATTTTTATTGAGCGGTGCTTTAATTTTCGTCTTTGTATAAATAAGTTTACCGTCATTTACGTCAAAACAATCGATTTCATTTTTGCGCATAATTTCTACTAAATTATCTGCATAATTTTTACGTTTGTCCTTTAATTCTTTTAGTCTATTTTGTAAGTCTTTTATTTCATTATCATTAGCCATCCATCCCTTAATCTGCTGAACAAGTTGTTCCTTTGTTTCCATACTGTATACTATACGACTGTATATGTATATACCGCTATACAATAACTATGAATAAATATTTAATATGTATTCGTTAATTAATATTTACTTGACTATTATGTATTGGTTACTACTTATTACCCAATACTTATTAATTAATACTTAATACTTATATATCGTGGGTATTACATTTTTTCATATCGGTGATATTAACTTCTTTTGATATATTTTTCATTATTTTTCTCTCTAACTTATTGTCGTATTCTATCGGTTCGCATATTTTATTAACGAGTGTTAAATATTCCATCTGTTTGATTTCTGTCTCTATCCAATCAGGATTGAGGTCAACCCACTCACTTATTTTATTACGTTGTTTAATGGCTACATTTTCAATTGTCTTCTTAATTATTTTCTTATTATCGTCTTTCTCCCATTTATCCTGGTCCTTGATATAAACGATGTCGCGTTTAAGGTCTGTGCAATGTATAGGGCGTTTATACACATCTAACTCTTTAAGACCATTTATCATAAGGTTACTAAGCCCTTCGGCAATGCCGTGTTTCTTTGTGAAATACAAATCTTCAAATGTGATTTTGAGAGATTGTATAAAATCTTGAATATTCAGCGCATCTTTACACTGCTCATTAAGGAAGAAATTCAGATTGAAATTGTTATTATTGGTAGTATTATTAATAGTATTACCCATTTTAGGAATCATACTCTTTATCTGCTCGTGTTGGTCTTTAATTATTTTAATCATTTCTTTATTATCGTGTATAAGTTCCATAAACATATCCTTTGTTATTATCTCATTACCTAATTCTTTCTCTGATTTTGTAATTTTGGCATCTATTTCAGTCACGTTAAGTACAATATCCTGTTTTTCCTTACATTTTTTCTCGTGTTTCCATAAGCCGACCCTCGAGTTATACAGTTTGTTACAGTAATGACACGATAAGGTTTCGGCGCTAAAGTTAACAGATTCTGGTTTTGTTAACGTTTTATGTTTGCGTGTCAATAGGTGTTTATCGTAGTTACTTTTCTTGCTACATACGAAGTCACACGTTTTGCAGCATAAATTTTCGGCATTTTTTCCCGGCATTTTTGTTAACATTTTATATATTATGTTAACAAAAATGCCTAAATCCTTTTCCTTAAACATATATGTCCATTTTATAAAAAAAGTTTATCGTAACAAACTTTTCAACTTAAAAAAGTGATTGTGAGCATTATGCTCTGAGTGACGAAGTCGATGTTTTTTTCAAATCTAAAACTTTTTTTTGGAAAATGGACATTTATAAATGTCCATTTTTGGAATTTCCATTTTAAATTTGAAAAAAACGATTCACTTCACTCACTTCGGCGTCCGCCCTCCCAATTTCGCGGGGTTACCTTTATGGTTTGCGATGGCGTCGATGACGTGGTCACGTGGCGACCATTATGCTGTGGTTTTATAAAATGTGTATAAAATGGTAAAAAATATAAAAAAGGGTATAGAATAGGTGGATGTTGTTTGTTGTAATTCTTGGATAGGTATTTTGGGGGCATCTTTTGGATACCCGGTTTTGTGGCTGGTGACCGCGAAGGCGTCCGCTTGCCGGGGTATTTGATGCATCCCATTTTATGGTGAAGGGTGTTTGATAAAAATCTAGATAGGTATTTTTTGGGGCATTTTTTGAATAATCGGATTAATATATTAAAATTGAATTTAATATATAATAAACTATAATTCTGTCCTAAAATAAAAACTATCATTATAATATAATGAAGCGCAAAAAAAATAGTATAAAGGTGTGCAAAAATAAACTATTTAGAAAGCGAACAAGTAAAACATATAAAAGAAGTCGTAGAGGCGGCGAGATAGATTGGAGTAAGGCACAGATATCCCCCCCAAAAAAAGCAACTACATCATCCGCATCCGCATCCGCATCATCACGTTCGCCTAAAAAAGGGTCATTTAAAAGTTCACCACCACTTTATAGTCCTCTAAAAACACTTACTTCACTCAAAACACTTGTTGAAAAAAAAAATACACCTGATTTACCCAAACTTACTCCCGAATTATATTCTTCTATTCCTTCTATATCACACGTTCAGGAACAACAACCTTTACTACCTTTGGTTCCTGGTGTGCCAAATTTTGACCCATTCGCATTACTTAAATCATACCATTTATCCCCTACCAGTAGTCCGAAACCGTCCGAATATAATCCACCTAAAAATTTGTTTATAAGAAGACCAGATAAAATTCCATTGGAGATGCCAGGTTCAAACCCACCTTCTATGATAGATTTAGACGAATATGATATTAGAACACCACCTGAACCATCCCCCCCTCAACCTTTAACGATTAAAACAGGCAGCCATAATTTAGATTTGCTCCCATACGAAAAACAAATGAATAGAACATTTAACTATTTCAATCAGGGGTATTCGAATCTCGCCCCTAAACTATATGGCATTATGAGGAAAATAAATTTGGAAAACTTGTACGGGAATGCTCTTATATGGGGAGACCTAAATGATGGATTAATTGAATGTATAGGGATGTCCTCTGAACACGCAATTGAAAGCCGCCTTTTATATAACAATAGACCGCATATTAAACTATTTATCGAGAGATGTCGTTTATTTTACATAAATTTAGGACCATCGATAAGCGACCCCCATCGTGAGAAACCATTTGAATATGATATTGTTTCACCCTCGTTTCCGTTACACTTAGTCGATAAATATACTACTTACCGACATATAGGATATAATAGACACCCATTTTTTAATCCTCGGTACATAACACCTGATATGTATGAGAAGGGAATGAACAATATCCATAAAAAAGACAATGAATATATATATGTTCAAGCACACGGAGGTATAGGAGATGAATTGTCTCCGCATAAAAAAATCCTAGCAAAGAAATATATTCGCCTTCTTGAATTTGGAAGTGCTTTCGAAATGGTAGGTGCGAGGTATAGACCATTTTTTAAAAAAATAAACGACCTTATGAGACAACCCGACTATCATATATTGTTTGAAAGCACAACAAGAGGCAAACAGATGAGGAAGAATGTATACTCTGAATTATGTAAATATTTCATTATTGGTGATATAAATGCTTGTTCGACTAAAGATAGCTTAACGCTTGTAGACATAACCCACGACAGAATTTTTGAAGGACATTTTCCCGATGAAGATGTTATAGATAACCATAAAATAACATTTCGATCAATGGAGAAGTTTCAATCTATGGGAATCTTTGTTCCTGTTGACTACAACCAAGATATGTCAGATAAATTCTTATATAAAAAAGAAATGTTTAAGTTATATCCTGGGAGTAATTTTTTTACAAAAAGCACAAAAGTTAGACTCGTTGACACATTATTGCCTATAGCTATAAATCAAAATAAGATATTTAATGTGATGGTATTTTCTTGTGCGGTAAGATATCACGATGAACCAATAGTACCTAATCCTCCATCTCCACCACCTATGGGTATGCCTCAGCACCCTATACAACCTCCTCCAATCCGCCCAGGTATGCCACCACATCAAGGTCGTGTATTACAGCGTAAAAGTAGTCATATACAACGCCATATGATCGCATTACTTAAAGGTAAAGAATATATTTCAGACCTTTTGAATTTTATTACAAAATTAGAAATCGAATCAATGGATGCAGCACCGTATGTCGAAGTTACAGATTTATATAATGATAGTTCAGGAAGAAAAATGAGACTTGCTTCACATATGTCAGAACACGATAAAGATAAAATGATATCATTTTTAGAAAAATTAGGGATTTATCATAGGTTAAAGGAGTCTTTTTTTAATAAATATTCATTAGAAATTGTGTTTCGTCTGTTCTCACTCAATGACGCAACCTTTACGCATGATGGAACACCATATTATTTAGTAGACCCGCAAGTAAATCCAGATATAAACAGACAAGATAATCACGATTTAACTATGGTAAAAATTTACTTGATGAAAGACTTTTATGATACTTGTTACAAAAAGGTATTATATATTAAACGTGTATTTGATAAAATACGTAATATATTGAGTCATTTAAGACAGTACATTGACACTAATCCAAAATATTTACAAGTATATGACAACAACTATAAATTTCTACCATTATTTAATATCTACTTGAACAGAGTATTTATGATGTTGGATTTTTGTAACAAGGGTTTACAAAAAACAGGCCCAGATAGTTTTTATAACTATCCTAAATTTGTGGAGATGGTAGAGGAATATAAAAAGAAGAGGTTACAAAAATTTTATGATGATATATTCCCTGAAATGGATTTTGACCAGTATAATTATATAATGAAATCATTGCCAACAGGATGGATTGAAGAGGTTGACCCTGCAACAGAAAGAGTGTTTTATGTAAATACATTTAATAACTTGTCATATTGGAATAGACCACTTATACCTCCGGGTTGGATGGAATATATAGACGCTGATACAGGAAAACCATATTATGTAAATAGTGCGACAGGAGAACGTTCTGATACATTACCCGATGTAGATAAAACGTATCCAGATGCTATGTATTTTAGTGATAGAACCAAAGTAGCAAACCCTGTTCGATATTTCAGAAAACAGCGTGAATATATGTACAAATACGACGAACGCGATAATATGGATAAAGTGAAGGCTAGAATAAAGACACATAAACGTAAAACAGACGTAAAAGCACATCTATTATCTTCAGCGAGGAAAAGAGAGGAGACCATAAAGAATAGAAAAGCGAGAGACTACGAAAGTAAGGCAGACCTTAAAAAGAATCCGTTGGTCAAGGATAGATTTCTGGAAAAAGCTGCCGAAATTAGGGGGGACATCCAAAATAAAAAATATCACGTTTCGGTATAATGTAAAGTTTACTATATTGATAAACATATAAACATATAAACAGATATACCGTTTTATTTTTAGAAATAATATTAATAAAATATTAATATATACAGGAGATTATATATTAATATTAATATGGGTAAAAAAATAACATTGCGTCGTAAAAGGCGAAATAGACATAATACTCGAAAAAAACGAAATACAAGAAATACAAGAAATACTCGAAAAATTACAATACTGCATAACAAATATTCGCGTAAGTCACGTTCTTCACCGCAAATACGAATACATAAGGGAGGTGTAACGCCCGAACCTAGCCCAGGTAGCCCACATAGTCAACGCATAGTTGACAACAATTCCAGTTTAGAAGCACGTTTAGCATTACTTAAAGAGGATACCCCAAAAACACCAGTAATATTGTCTCCTCATCATATTCCTCATTATGTACCAAAGTTTGCCGATTTACCGCTTCCCGAATTATCGCCAGAATTTGAATCCATTGATTCTGAACATCGAGATGCGGATGGACTGCTGTTATCGTACATATCGTCGCCCACAATAAAATCAGAAGATTTACCACCCACAAGCTTACAAGTACTTGGATATAATACACACCCTTTTATTAAAAAGAAGATGCTGCCAAATATGAAAGGCATCGAGTCAGCAAAGTTAGACCGGAGTCAAAATTTAATATTGGATGCTCACGGTTCTGTGGGTCGTATTTTAACAGATAACGAAAAAAGATTAGCAAATCATTATTTGCGAGTTATTGAAATTGGAGATTATGGTGGAATTGTTTCTATAAATTCACCTGAATATTACAAAATATTGAATAATATATTGAGAAATCCGAAATACAAAGAGCTATTCGATGATACACATAAAGGAAAAGAATTACGCACAAGAGCTTATGAAAAATTATGTAAGCATATAAATGATACTAGAAAGCCCAAATGTATAAAGCCATCTATTAATAAACTCGACAAATATTTTAAATTAATTCATTTAACACACGACAGGTCATTTTCCGGAGATAAAGATGATATAAATATAAGAGAGCATCATATCGTGACAGCCGAAACACTTACATCAATGGAACACCAGGGGTTGTTCGCGCCTTTACCATATAATAAGGATAAGACTGGGTTACCTTATTTTAGAAAAGAGTTATTCAGATTATATCCAAATACATCACTGCTTTCAAAAGAGACAAATATATCATTACTTTATAATATACTTCCACTAGCAATAGAGAACAATACACGGTTTAATATATTTGTGTCATCGTGTAATACGAACCACAGTAATTTGATGATAAATCCTTCAAAACAGGATAATTCAACAGATATAGCACAATTTTTATCGAAAGGGAAAGAATTTTTGTTTTTAATATCGTCACTTTCAGCAAAGGTCATCAGCTGTTTTGGTAAACATTTATATTACTCCGTTTTCAAAGGTAAAGAAACATCTTATCAATTTGCTGAATATGTGGATGAGAATACAATTACCGATGAACTTATAGATGCAATGACCAAACCATTAATACGTTTGAGGCATAGTATATTCGATGATGGATATACACGCGATATATATTATAACTATAATTATGAAAAAATTCTCCCTTATTTTCGAGGACCTATAGTACCAGATGGGGTTATGATTCGCGACAGCACCACTAATCAACTAGTAGTCGAATTAAATAAATCTGAGCCTTTTAAAACTTTGCCAAACCCTAAACAGGCGGAGCTATACGCTATGGCAAAACTATTTTTAATACAAGAGCTTGTAGATAATATTGGAACAAGTCTGGAAATCGCGGTTAGTATGCTTACTGTAGCTGAAAAGGTGTATTCAATGTTTTTACGCGATATTGATTCTAAACCCGACGATGACTCTTTATTTCCGATAGGGATACAAGAATTATTTAAAGAAAATCGCGATCATTTTTTGAGACTATTACACTTTTTAGATAAAGTATATGATAATTTATATTCGTATTATCTACCAAAACTACAAAATGACAAGGATAATAAAAACCCTAAATTCAAAGCGGAAAGATTTATAAATAAACCGTTTTATGTTAAATTTTTGAAATTACATAATTCAGGTAGTTTATTTTTTGATGAACATAACAACTTTATGCACGAGTCATCTTCTTATGAGAATATGAATCCTTATAAATATAAGCAACGAATCAATATGGACGAGATACGGGATAGAATGCCTGATAAAGGAAAGTTCCTATCGAGTAAGAAATCACCGCGACTATCGAATGCGGCAAAAGATAAACTACACGTTAGTGTGTAATTATTTGATTACTCAAAATTTAATCTTTTCGATGTTTAATGGTTTTTACATCATTACACATCCTATATTATTTACTTTAATAACATTTTCCAATCTTTAGACAATTTAGACAATTTATTATGGATAAATTACTACTAGTGAACTTATAAGTGAATTTTACAAAACGTCGCACTCTCTGTAGAAATAATACGGTCACAATCTTTCCCTATATTTTTACCGCTTTTAATAATCGCTTTACAACGAGGTAATAAAGACTGTTTTGTATTTTTTTCTTGCAACTTTGCTTGTTGTTTAGCTTTTTTATCTTCAATAGATTTTATCCGTTTTTCATATTGTCGAAAATGTTGGGCGCAAAATAATACATTTTCCTCTTGATAATATAATGCATTTCTATTACATTTAGCTGGACTAGAATCCTGACTAGATGTGTCGTTGTCAGCGTTATCAATATTATCAACACTGTAAGCAGCAGCAGCAGCATCATCAGCATCAGCATCAGCAGCAGCAGCATCATCAGCATCACATTTGAGTGTACGTCGAAAAACGTGCTGACATTTCGTAGCAGGCATACATAATTCTTCGGGAGAGTTTACATACTTGATTTGTTTTACGGATGGATATGGAATATACGGAATAAGCATATTTGTAATTCTTCTACAATAAGGGCATTTTATTTCACTCTGCAATAGTTTAGTAATTTCAAATGATGTATTATTTTTATTTTTTTGGTATGATATCTCTTTATAAATGGGTATATAGTTGAATTTATGATTACAAGATAAAGTGATATGATTGGGGTGAAGCTTTTCCTTGGTTATAAGACAATAGTTTTCATAATCATCACAATTCGCGGTGCCATTATCGTTACTATCAGCTGGCGAAATAGTATCAGAAGAAATAATAATATTTTTATGCAATTTATTTGAATTGTCTGTATTTATGTGTGTATTATTCATAATTTTAGCCAATTCTGAAAAGAAAAATTGTTGTGAGGAAGATATAATAATATCGGTCATAATAAAAATTATATATAATTATTAAAATAAAAAGTCTTTATATTATTATATTATAATATGGCAACTAAAAAAGAATGGGGGAATGCAACGTGGTATTTATTTCATACGCTTGCTTATAAAATGAAAGACCAGTATTTTGACGAATTAAAAAATGATTTTATGAATCTATGTACCAGAATATGTGGTAATCTACCTTGTCCGGATTGTTCAGAACACGCTTATGCTATAATGGCAAATGTAAAAAGAGATAATATTAAAACAAAAAAGGACTTACAGATGTTCTTTTTTGATTTTCATAATAGTGTTAATAAAAGAACAAATAAGCCTTTATTTAAAGAGAGTGAAATGTTTAAATACCAGACAGCTATAACACGCAATATCGTATATAATTTTATTTCGATATTGTCGCGAAAATATAATAATATTAAATTATTGACAAATAGTTTTCATCGAGAGGTTGCAATGAATGATTTTAAAAAATGGATAGCACATAATTCTGATAAATTCAATATGTAAATGAATAAATATTAATTTTACATTGTGTGAATAATCTCACCATTTTTATAAACTTTACACTTAAATGTTTGGTTATTTGGCCGAGAGCATATGGGGTTGGTGTTAGTGTTATTAAAATAGATAAGATTATTATTTGCTCCGGCAACAATAAGATACCATAGGTATCCGACAATCCATCCGACAGCCATACCCATAAGAACACCTACAATAGGTGTACATCCATTCATCACTTTAGTAACAGCATCGATAAAGAACATCACTATTATTATAGAGAGTAGAACGAGATTATAGCTCTCGAATTGAATCATTGGTAAATAGATGTAGGCGAAAATGAAAGATAAAGCAGTGCTATTAAAGTTGGGTATCGTATAGTCTGATAAGCCGTATGGAAAACTAACAAAGTTACATTCACGTTTATAAAATGCCGAGCCGAGTGTTTTGTCAAACTTAGCATCTGTTGTCATAGCAGCGAGAGAGAATATAAATACTAGGAAAATTAACCCTGCTAAAAACATTGTCCATTTCAAATCGCCGTTGCTAATACTAGATAATATGAAAAAAACTGAAAGATAAAGTGGTGATAAAGATGATAGTAGTTGAAGAATGCTTCCACCAGATAGAGGAATTGCGGGTTTTAAATTACTAATGATACTTTTAAATAAATCAGGATTAGGTTTAAGCTTGCCATTTTCTCTGTCCAAACTTTGTCTTGGTTGACTGGCGCCACCTCCACCTGTTCCACCTGTTCCACCTGTTCCACCTGTTCCAGTTGTCGCTGTTGTTGGGGCCGAACTCATATTTTATATATTATATACTGTATTATATTATATATATAATACAATATATTATTCATTCAGATAGATAATATAGAATAGAATAGAATAGAATAGAATATATATTTAAAATACATAGAAACATAAATATATATTAAATATTACACACTCGCGCAGAATACAACATAATGGGTGTCCCTAGTTATTTCAGTCATATTGTTCGCGATTATGGCCAAATAATAAAAAAACTACTATCACTCCCACATATTGATAATTTGTATATGGATTGTAATTCGTTGATATACGATGCTGTAAAAAACAGTCCTACATATGATAAGACAAGAAAGAAAGAGTATGAGAAAGAATTAATAAATATGGTATGTAAAAAAATAGACTTCTACGTCGAATCTCTAAAACCGAGAAAACGCGTATTTATTGCATTTGATGGAGTTGCACCAGTTGCTAAACTTAGTCAACAGAGAGATAGAAGATATAAGTCGTGGTATACAGCACAACTTCAGCGCGAATTTGAAGGCAAAGCGTATAAAGATGCGTGGAATACGTCATCGATTACACCTGGAACTGATTTTATGAAGGAGTTAAATGAAACTGTTATGAATTATTATATGGCTAAAAACCAGGCTATGGAGTTAGGGTCAGAATTTATTGTATCTAGTAGTTCCGAAGTAGGTGAAGGTGAACATAAGATATTCGAGTATATGCGTAAATATCCTGAATATCATAACCCCCCTGATATGGTTACGCTGGTGTATGGCTTGGACGCCGACCTTATTATGCTTACATTGAACCATCTACATATTACTCCTAATCTGTATCTTTTTAGAGAAACACCAGAATTTATTAAATCGATAGATTCAACACTTGATGCAAACACGGATTACTTGCTTGATATACCAGAGCTTGCAGCTTCGATTGTGAAGTACATTCACAATTATGGTGAGACTCCGAAAACACGACAAACGCCACTCACGGGAGAATATGATAAAATCGGCGTTCAAATCAATAGTAATATTAATAATGATGATAAATCCAAACTGAACGAAATATCAACAAATCGTATAAAAGATTATATATTCATATGTTTTTTATTAGGGAATGATTTTTTGCCACATTTTCCAGCATTAAATATTAGAACAGTCGGTATTGATGTGATGCTAAATGTATATCGCGAGACGATTGGAAAGACGGATACATTTTTGATAAATGGAACAAATATACAGTGGGGGAATTTATATAAAATGATAAAACATATTGCGGATAAAGAGGATGAGCTTCTTATGGATGAACATAAAAAACGCGACAAGTTTGCTAAAAGGTTTGGCAATGGCAATGGCAATGGCAGAAGTACATCTTCAGGATTTGGGAGGGCTGAAAACACGATGAATGCTTTCAACGGGAGAAATGGTAAAAATCAATTCACGTCATCAAAAAATGAAATATTGATGGAAAACGATGTTATAGGAGATGGTGTTCAATGTATGGATGATTTGCTTTTGCTTCCTATGAAAGAGAGAAGTATTGAAAAATATATTAATCCTTTTCAGCGCGATTGGGAGTATAGATATTATAAAGCGTTATTCGATATTGAGATAACCGATGAACGTAAGAAACAAATATGCGTGAATTACCTTGAAGGCCTTGAGTGGACATTTTATTATTATATTAAAGGATGCATTGATTGGCGTTGGTGTTATAATTATCATTATGCGCCACTGTTTAAAGATTTGGTAAAATATATTCCCCAAATGAGTATTCAGTTTATTGTACCAAAGCCTCAGCAGTCAATTGAGGATATCGTACAGTTGTGTTATGTATTACCAAGGGAAAATTTGAATTTGTTACCGATGAATGTAAATATATTGTTACTTCAAAGATTGTCACATTTATATGGAGATGATTATGAATTTAAATGGGCATACTGTAGATATTTTTGGGAGAGTCACGCAGAGCTGCCGAGACTTACAATTTCTACCCTAGAGGATATAGTTCGTGAAGCAAATACAATGAAATCATTTGCGACATCACGACCCATCAATATTAATAGTAAAAATAAACTTACAGATGTGTAGTGTAGGTTAATTAGGTAACACAAGAAGCGGGAGATACGGGAGAAATTAAGAAATTCTTCAAAAAAGAAAATCTGCTACAAAAAGATGGAGTAATAATACCTGATTTATTTATTTGATTTGAGCAAGACACAAATAGTGCAAATACTTTTTCTATTATTTTGAAAATGATATAGTATATAATAGCCCAACACACACTTCGTATTAGAATGAATGAATTGGAAATGGGAGTATCGCCATTAATAATTTTATCTTCGATAAGTGGAGAAGATTTCGATAATTCTTCGATTTTGTTAAATGCATCTTCATATGCCATACCTTTTTCGATATAACTATCTATACGGTACTTATCCATTTTCTTCCATATTTTGCACCATTGTTTATATACATCATCGTAATAGTCATCTTTTGTATACTTCTTTTTATATTTTTTCTCGTATCGTGTCTTTAATTTTTGCGGGTCTATTTTAGGACCATAATAGGTGAAAGCGTGTATCCCTTTATTACATTCGAATTTCTCGTCATCTATAATATAGTCTTTGTTTGTAGTATGAACAATCTGTAACGGCAGATTATGGTCAAAAGAGTGATAAATAAAACCTTTTTTTAAAACGGCGGATACATTTGGTCTATGTGGACGCCGCATACCTTCTGGATAAAATGAAATATTTCTGTTAGTATCGGAATGCCTACGTGTTTCAATATCGTTCATATTTTTGACAATTTCTTTTTTGTCTTTCATATTTTTTATAAAAATAATCATATTTATTTGACTTGATAACAATGAAACTAACGGTAATAATATTTTAAGTTTGGTTAAAGAAATAAATTTACAATTATAATTAAGAATATAAGGGTCCATAAAAAAATCACCCCACGATAGATGATTGGATAAATACATTATGTTCTTGTCCACAATAACTTCTCTTTTTGAGACTTTATGTATATGACAACCAACGATATTCAAATTTTGTAATGAAAGTGAACGTAGTGCTTCTTTTTCAGTCTTTACTCCATAATGTAGAAACGTATATAAAGGAGCAATAAATATTAGATATATGAAAACCAAAATATTATAAATAGTGTGTAAACCAAAGGTATAAGGTTTATATTCTAACATAGGTTCAATGTCTTTCATTTCGAATGCGTTATAATGTATTTAATCTAAATAATACAATAATATGAAATTATAATATTAATAACGATATAAAACGTAAAATACGAAATATCATAAATACGAAATATCATAAATATGAAAAATAACTTAAAATAATTTTAATACTATTATTATATTTAATATAATATACCAAAACACATAGCATAGGATGGAAGGTATTTTAAGTCGTATTGATGATAGATATAAAATTCTTAAATTCACCGGGACAAGGGAAAACTTTGCTACACTTATGATGAATAACCCAGGAATTCTTATATTTAAGTTTACGGCGGACTGGTGTGGACCGTGTAAGAAAATCAAGGATTATTCGTATATGAAGTCCAATGAGCTACCGGAATATATAACGATGTTTGAGGTAAATGTGGATGAATGCTTTGACTTGTATGCCTTTCTGAAACATAAAAAAATGGTAAATGGAATTCCTGTATTTTTGGCATATGCTCGCGATATGATCGAGGGACCGATTGCTTCTATCACTGGAGCAAGTATTCCAGATATAGAGGCGTTTTTTACAGCGTGTAAAAGTTATAAATTTACAAATTAAATAAATAATATTATGCCTTAACAAACACTTCGGTATTCATAAGATTGGTGCTTAAGGTTTGCTTATCTTTAGAGTCAACTTGTAAACCATCAGCTAAGAATTCATCGGGGTCGCAATCATATGGCGATGTACGCTGCGCCTTGTTATTACAAAAGAATGTTTCCCCATCGACATAAAAATGAGTCCCTTCTTTAATAGGGGGCGAACGCGTAGTAAGCCAATTTACAAATTTATTTTTTCTTCCCATAATTCCTGCATCACCATTAGGAGTAAATTTCATTCGCGAGTATGTATTATCGGCATTTCCTGCCGCCTTTGTCCAGGCATTTCGTGCCGGCCATTTGGACCCATATTCGCGCGTATATAAAATCACAGGTTTATTTATATGCTTCGCGGCATAGTCGACAGTAAACTTCCTAAAACCATTTAGAACGGCTTTGTCGGAAGATGCAGCAACCCATTTATTCTTGATGTATACACGACCATCCTTGCTAATCATTCCCTCAGTGGGTGACTTAATATCTGCCGATTTCATCCAAGCATCTGCACCATTCACACCATTCACACCATCATCGCCCTTATGTTTCGCATCATATTCTTTCATATCTAGGACAATAATCTTATTTTTGGGGGCGGATTTAGAACCAGATTTCCGTCTTATAGTTTTATTTTTAGGGGTCCCAACCGCGACACCAACGCCCTTTACCCAGCGGTATATTCCGCGTTTATCGGGCTTTGACACATATGTTGCGCCATCGTTTCCCTTCTTAGATGAATTTTTACAATCCATTGCCGAATACGGAGGCGAGCTACGCGAACGATATTTCTTGGTTTTTTGTTCGATACACTCGAGCATACAATTAGCTATATATGTATATATTATTAATTTTTATAAATATATATACATATACATATATACATATACATATATACATATACATATATACATATAGATTATAAAATGCTAGAGAAAGATAATTTCGACTCATTTTTATATGGGAGTGTATTAGATGAATTAGGTCTGGAAACTACAGAGGATATGTTAGATATAGATAACGAAACCAATACCATACAATATAGAATACCACCTCCTCAAATACCTCCGTCTCCATCAAACACAGTCCCGTGTTTTTTAAAAGGAACCAAATATTGACTACCAAGGGAGAAATTAATATAGAAGATTTAGAAACAACAGATAAATTAATTAACCATTTAGGCAAGAAATGTAATATGGTAAAAATTGTCAAGTTTAAACGTTATAAAAATAAAAATACAAACCCATATGTCATTTTAAAAGACACTAAGATAAATAATTATGTTTGTAACAGAGATTTATATTTATCTAAAGACCACGCTATTTTAATAAATAATAGATATTTTATCCAAGCAAGATATTTACCTTTCGCTAAACAAATTACTAATTTGCAATGCGAACAGTATGAATATTATCATATTATTACTGAGAATTTTTTAACAGATTCTATTATATCAAATGGAATACCTACCGAAAGTTTTGGTTATAACTTACCGAAGGATATAATACCATATATTTATAAAAATAAAGTTAGAATAATACAACACAAGAAGGAACATACGCACAACCACGACGTATCTCTTATAGAGGAACAATCAAATAAAATAAATTACCAATTTAAAAGGGGTAAACGTCAAACATATACTGCATCGGGTATAAATAAAATTCAATATCAATAATTTTATACCTTTTAATAATTTTTAGTTAAAAACATATAAATAAATTAATATAATATAGTATTAGCAATACTTTATTATAAAAATATTTAACAAATGTCAAGCGCTGTAGAAAGTATAGACCTAGACATCAATAATTATGAGTTAACCGATATACTAAATTTATTCAAACTTCCGGTGACGTTTGATGAAAAGCATCTTAGACAAGCAAAGGTTATTGTACTGCAAATGCATCCCGACAAATCGCGACTACCTAAGGAGTATTTTCTCTTTTTTACCAAAGCGTATAAAATATTATACGAGATATACAAAGTGCGTTTTCCCGATGAGAAGAAATATAAGGAAGACAAATTTTCGTACACTGCCATTATTGAGAGGGAATTAAACCAGAATAAAACGAAGACAGCGCAGAATTTAGAAGACCTCGAATATCATAAAACACACGAGGAAGCGTATAAGAAGATTCAAAAAATGGATGCTAGTAACTTCAGTCAATGGTTCAATGAAAAATTCGAGAAATTCCGGCTTCACGATGAAGAGCAGGATAACGGGTATGAGGAATGGTTTAGGGGGGCTAAGTCGGGCAACGAAGAAGAAGATGAAGAATATGCAGATGAAGTTGGTTATGGGTCACAAGAAATGGGCGGGACATGGGCGGAAAGGAATGAAAGGATTGAGCGAAAGAAGGCAGCATTGCGTAATAAGATGGCGCTTGTTCAGCGCAATGAGATACAGACGGCAAATAGTAGTGGCAGCGGCGGCGGATATTATGGACTGGGGCGTGAAGCACCACAAGAATATTCTAGTGGTTTATTTAGCTCATTACAGTATGAGGATTTGAAGAAGGCACATACAGAGACGGTAATACCAGTAACGGCGGAAGATTTCGAAAGTAGAAGAAAATATGCATCAACAAATGATATGCAGACATTTAGAGATATTGAAAGGTTGGATTATAATTATTCCAAAGAGGCACATACTACAAAGCTGGATAGAGAAACAGCGATTCAGGTTGAAGAGGATATGCGACGTGCATATCGATTAGCAAAACAGGACGAGATAGTGAGGGAAATAAATAAAAGATTCAATTCGGAGTTTTATCAACTTACGAATTGAAAAGGCGAATCATCAAATAGAAAACATTGCAATACGACTCATAATGAATAAATTATATTCTAGGTAATTATTATACATATAAATTATTATACATATAATATATATTATTCAATATGATTTCGGGAAAACAGATAATACTTCTCTCACTACTTTTAATAATAGGGTATATGTATTCAAAATACAACAATAAGATTTCGAAAGATATAGAAAAGGAAGAATATGATTTAATACATAAATTTTTAGCAAATGATGACAATAAAATGGATAGAAAGAAGCCTTTTATGTGGGTTCACGTAGAGTACGACGTCAATGAACGCTCGTGGAAAAATTTCGGTTCAAGAAATACTACGGATTTGAATCAGCCATACTTATATTTAACAATAAGGAGTATTATAGAGAAATGCGGTAGTTCATTTAATATTTGTATCATCGACGACAAAGTATTTAATAAAATATTACCCGGATGGAGTATAAATGTCGACCGATTAGCGTATCCACTTCGCCCACATATGCGTGAGTTGGCTATGGCGCAACTACTTAATAAATATGGAGGTATGAGATTGCCGCCATCATTTATATGTTTCCAGAATTTGAAAACGCTATATGAGTTGGGAATAAGTCAAGGGACAGGCGCTGATGGCGTATTTGTAGTAGAGATGGTATCTAATAGCATAGCATCATCTGTTATAAAATTTGCACCATCTACTAAGATAATGGGATGCAAGAAAGACAACCCGATTATGAAGAAGTATATAGAATATTTAGAGACGTTGGTTTCACAAGATTATACAAATGAGACAGAGTTTGAAGGCAAGATAAGCAAATGGTTCTTCGACGAGATATCGAGTGGGACGGTAAATGTAATTAAACCGGACCTGGTGGGGGCAAAGAAGGTGGATGAGTCGCCTGTCATTTTGGACGATTTAATGAGCGATACTATTGATTTAGACTTATGTCCTGAAACATTTGGGCTATATGTACCTGCACCTGAGCTAATCCAACGCCGAAATTTTGGATGGTTTGTCAGAATGTCGCCGAAACAAGTATTGGCATCGAATACACAAATAGCTAAATATTTGTTAGCTACGAACTAAGACGTGTTATTATAATAAAAATGAAAAATAAATGAAAAATAAATGAAAAATAATTCAAAAAAGCGCGACAAGGTTATTTGTAAAAAGCGCCAATTCAATCTCATCTTCGTGTATATTATGAAAAATAGTCATATATTTACAAAGTATCTTTGTAATTTTATATTTGTTTGTCTCGTCGATGAGTGGCGTTGACTTGATGAAAAGGAAATAGTTGTCAAGAATATCCATAACAGAGTATCCCTGGTCGTATAAAGAATAAAGAATTTTAATACAAGTATTCAACTCTTTATTTGTGAGATTGGTAGTATATTCTTCAAATATATGAAAACTTATATTGGTACATAATTGTTTCGCTATAGGGAGGTCAATACGTGTATTTAGAATCTTACTCTTCTCTAGATAGTTAATTAAGATTCGTATAGAGAGATTGGAAATATTTAGAATAAACTTTTGTGCATCGTTGTCAATGGTTATATTTTCGTGGGCGACAATCTTTTTCATTATTTTGTCGAGACATATATCTTCGACTTGATTCATTTTAATGATAATATTTCGTGATTGTAAGCTGTCTATTACCTTTTGAACGTTTGTACAAGACGAAATGAAATGAACCTTGTGACTATATTTGTCCATACAGTTGCGAAATACTTGCTGACTTTGTTCGTTGATAATATCGATATCATCCAAAAGGACGATTTTTTTGAATCCAGGAATAAGAGAAGATGTCTGGCAAAATATTTTCAAATCGTTGCGATAATAAGATATACCCTGGTCCTTTAGGCTATTTAAGACAAGTATATTGTCGGACTTATAGTTACTTTTATAGTATTCACGTATTATTGCATAAATGAGCGATGTTTTACCCGACCCTGGGTCTCCTATAAGAAGAAGATTTAGATTATTAATTTTGATTAATGTATTGAGAAGTAGCACTATATTGGGGTCGAGTTGTTCAAAGTGGTTAAAATATTGGGGCTGATATTTATTAATAAATGGTATATTTGTTTGTTGACGCGAGTCGGTTGCAGCGAGAGCATTAATTATAGGAGATTTTAATTCTGGTTTTGACATTATAATAGCTTAAAATAAATATAAATTATATAAATTAGTAAATTTATTAATTAATAGGATTATTATTATTCGTTAATAAATATTTAAGTTTATGTTTCTTTAATATAATATAATTATTATTATTCATTTATAATCTGTTCTAATCTTTATTGACGCAAATTTAAAATGAAAGGGGAAACATTTTACGATGTATTAGGAGTAGATGAAAAATGTTCACAAGATGATATTAAGAAGGCGTACAGGAAATTGTCATTTATTAATCATCCAGATAAAAATGGAAACAGTCAAGAATCGACCGAGAAATTTCAGAAGATTTCAGAGGCATTTAGTATTTTGAGTGATCCGGATGAGAGGGTGAAATATGATATAACACGCAATAATCCGTTTGCTGGTATGGGTGGCGGGTTTGGTGGTAGAGGTGGTGGTGGAGTAAGAATTAATCCAATGGATATATTTAATATGTTTATGGGGGGTGGTGGCGGTGGTGGCGGCGGCGCTGAGCATCATCCAATGAGCGGATTTATGAATATGGGAGGGCTGGGCGGTATGGGAGGTATACCAGGTGGTCCAAGAATTATAATACGCACATTTGGTCCGACTCCTGGTGGAAACGGGGATGGGTTTAATGAAAATATGATGGGCGAGCTTAATGACATATTGAGTGGTATGGGGATGGGAGGAATGTTTAATGAGCCACAGATTCGTGTAGGAGGAGGAATAGGCGGTCATTATCATCATCCACCACCACAGCCACCGCCGTATCAAGAGATGCAGCAACAACACCCGCATCCACACCCTGATGTTGAGCGTACGCCACGATATCAGAATCGAGCTGAGCAGAAGCCTCCACTTATAAGTGTAAATATAACAATAACACTGGAGCAGGCGTGCCAAGGATCGACGGTTCCAGTAGAGATGGAGCGCTGGAATATGAATAGTGAGGGAACGCACGAATTAGATAAACACATAGAATATGTGACAATACCGGTGGGCGCCGAAAGCGGCGAAGTAATCATATTGAGCAATCGCGGCAATGAAGGCGCATCAGAATATCGCGGGGATGTCAAGGTTACGCTTACCGTAGAGGAACACTCCACGTTTAAACGAAATGGACTAGATATTATAATGGAGAAAAAAATATCACTCAAAGAAGCGCTTTGCGGGTTTGCATTTGAGATAGAACATTTAAACGGTAAAAAATTCGCATTTAATAGTTCGACGGGGAATATTATTCGCGATGGTCTAATAAAAACGATACCGCAGTTGGGTATACAGCGTGGCACAGAACGCGGAAATCTAAATGTGGCATTTAAAGTGTCATATCCGGAAAAACTGACAGAGGCACAAATAAAAACATTGGCGGAAATACTGTAGATGTATCGTTGGCGACACACGCACACTAAGCCGCGTGGTGAAATGTAAATGCGCGGACTTTTGCGGTATATTCAGCGCGATTTGTTTTGTATAGATGCGCCAAGTCGTGGACAAGAGGGTCATCCGGATTTGGCTCGTCGAGGAGGGATGAGATACTGAGAAGTAGTTTAGAAACAGTGAGGGCGGCACTCCAGTTATTTTTCAAAATGTCGAGACAGATACCGCCGGATGAGTTAATATTCGGATGAAGAATTGGGGTAATAAATTTAACGAGAGGTGGCTTAAAAGGGTAGTCGGTCGGGAAATCAATATCAAGGAAGAATACACCACCGGCGTATGGACTTCCGTCGGGACCGGTAATCGTTGCGCGCCATTTCATAATATCATCGTCGAGGGGTCCTCCGCTACAATTGGTTGGCGGATCGCGCGTAAGCTCAGTAAGTTCCTTTTGAAGACGTTTTTGAAGACTCATTTTGTTGCTATATGTACGTTATTTAACATTTTGTGTATCAATTTTCCTGATAGACAAAATCGGTATACATCGCCATAAATCGCCATAAATCCTCATAAATAATATATACAACTATATATATATTATATAAAATATAACATATAACATATAACATATAATAGTAATGTGTTACAGCGTTGAATCTAGTGCGAAAACATCGCTTTATTCATTAATAGCAATCATCCTATTATTTCGTTCAAATATCCCGCATTTTAAATGGATAGCAATAATGCTGGTAGGTTGGTGCGGAATGCAATTTGCAGAACTTTTGCTATGGCTTACAAACCCGCGTAAATCCTGTACAACAGCTAATAAAATAATAACATTTACACTTGTTCCCTTTATATTAACAATTCAACCATTGTGTGCAACATTAGGTTCGTTAATTGTAAAACCGTGGGCAAATTGTAGCATAAATCGTAAATTATTTATTGTATTATATTCTATTTTATCCGCAGTTGTGTTATTACAATACTTTTATGGGAACCTTACAAAACACTGTACAATAGTTACACCTGAAGGACATCTTGATTGGTGGTTATCTAAATACGAAGTAACTAAATACCAGGCGTATACGCTATGGTTAATTATAATAGCGGTACCAATATTTGTATTATGGGATATGTCATATAAGATTATAATAGCATTAAGTATAATGCCTGCATTCGGATTTTATTACGGACTAACAACGGATTCTAAAGGTAGTATATGGTGCTATTATACAAGCTTTACAGCGTTGGTTTCGTTGTTGGCATATGCTTTGTATAAATTCAAGTTATACAATATTTTGAAGTGATATACGACACACAATATACGACACACAATATACGATATACAATATACGATATACAATATACGATATATACTATATAATGCAGCTAATTACTATATAAAATTGAATCCGATAATAATATATAAATCATATTATTATCCAAATGAACACATCCGCATCCACACCAATACCAATACCAAAACCATTATTAAAATGGGTTGGAGGAAAGACACAAATTCTCGATGAGGTTTTGTCGCTATTTCCTACAAAAATGAAAAACTACCACGAACCATTCCTTGGAGGCGGAAGTGTACTTCTCGGTTTATTGACGTATATCAACGCTGGCAAAATCAAACTTACAGGAAAGATTTATGCCAGTGATTTAAACTCCAATTTGATTGGATTTTATAAAAATATTCAAATGCACCC